GTAATGGTATTTGTTGGAGTAGCTGATTGTTGAGGTTCTACCAATGCTTTTGATTTAGCAACTTGATATTGATCTCTTGGTTTCAAATTATCAGCGTTTCCTAGAACTTTGATTTTAAATCCTGGTTTAATAAAGAATTTAGCAACTTTCTGTTTATTTTCTTCACGGCCTATAATTATGATTACGTATCTATCGTAATAATAATCTATAGCTACTCCAGTAACATTAATTGTGTAATCGGTTTCGGGTTGTTTGTATCCCTTACTAGCTCTTACAACAATCTTTTTACCTAAAATTTTATCTTGAATAGTTTTTTGTAAATTATTCTTCAATACTTCAGTACTATTCTTTAATTTTGTATCGAATGATGTAAAATCAGGCAATACATCGTAACTCTTAACATCAACTGTTGGATTAACGTTTGTTTTTTGTTTTGGTTGTTGTTGAGGAGGAGTGGCAGATGGAGCAGGTTGTTGAACAGGTTGTGGAGATTGTTGTCCCTCTTGTTCATATTTCAAACCATTAAATCCTTCAGTAAATGGTAAACTGCCTTGTTTATATCCAACTAAATTAGGATCCATATCAGGATCGTTGTGTTGTACCAATCCATTTTCATCTGTGTATGTTGAACCTAATTCAATAGCTTGTGCTGGAGTTCCATAAGATGGTTGACTATACATTTGATTTTCTAATTTATATCCAGTGCTTCTTTTTACTGGTTTAGCTAACTTATATCCCAATTGTGTATAAGTATCTGGTCTTGCTCCTCTTCTAGAAAAAGCGAATGGCGTTCTAGCAGCATCACCGCCTACAGAAACAGGACCAGAAGCAACTGGGCCAGTACCAGTAGTACTAGCTTCGTTTTTAGCTCTTAATTTGCTTAAGAGTAACTTAATCTTCTTTTTTAGATGGGGTTTCATTCTTTAACTTTTCGATTTCTTCAACTAATTCGTAAGCGTTTAACAATGAAGTTAATTGATTTTCTTTTACTACACCAATAACACTTTTGTTGGAAAACTGATTAACAACTTCTGTAATTTTAATCTTTACTATATCGGAATTAATTGTTTGAAGATTATCCTTTAGAATGAGACTAACTCTCTTGTATTCTTCATTAACAAACTTAGTAAATTTGCTTGAATTACTAATATTTGTGATGTACTCTTTAAGTAGTTTCTTTTGTGCTGGTAACAAATTACTATACTTAGTATTAAAATTTTCAATCAAGAATTTATAAGCTAACAATCTTACTTCTGCACTTTGACTTCCATAAACATCCAAGCTTTCCTCGCTGCTCTTCTTTTCTTTAATTAAATTTTCAACGACGTATTCTCTAGATTCTAGTAACTCTTCAACATTAAACTTGACTTCTTGATCAGCTTGATTTTCAAATAGTTTATATACAGATGCGTATAATTTATAATTTGGAATTTTGTTCTTTAAAAATTCATCAATATTATACTTTTCTTTTATCTCTTTAATAATACTATACTTTTGTTTATTCAACTCACGTTCGTCTAATTTTGATCGTGTCTGTAGTACTACATTTAAAATACGTTCGGCAGAATTTGCATCCTTACTGGATTGTTGAAGTATGAAATTGTATAGTTGTGCTTCTTTACCAAGTTCTTTACTTTCGTGGAAGTATTTAAACATTAAATTTTTAGTAAACGATTCATCTCTACCCGCCAAAATATCCGCAGTTATTTGGCGTGTAAGAAGCTCAAACAATATTCCAGCATTCTTGAATTTTGAATGTTTTGCTTTCTTGTGCATATTATTATTATTTATAAATATAGATCAACTATGTAAATATATAGGAATTGTGTTATTCTTTTATATTTATTTCGTCCATATAAGATTTTTCCTCACCTTCTCTCAAAATTTTCTTTTCATCCTCAACTGTGTTTAACAAATCACTCAGACCTTTTAACGACTCTAATGATAATGGAGATTTGTTTTTGTATTTATGTGTTACGGATAAATCAGACTTTCTATTATTTTCCAAACCACCTAATGGGTCTTCTCCGAATGGATATTTACTAGCATCCTTTCTTCCAGTTTGATCTCTTTCCGCTAATTTTGCTGGCGGCTCACTAGGTTTGCTTTGTTTATCAGATGGCTTGCTCTCACCGGGTGGTTTTTCTGTTGGAGGCGTTGTATCGGCTGCTTCTGTGTCAGCGGATCCATCTGCTGGACCGGCCCCAGCGTCTCCATCACCTTCGTCTTTAGATTGTAAGAATTTAATTGCTGGATCGTTACCCTCTTCTTCGATCTGTTTAAATCTATATGTGCCCTTAGCATCATCAACCAATTGCTTTTGCAAATCAATCATGTCTTGGTCACTTAAACCAAATACATTTTCATAAATCCACTTTTTACTAAAAAATTTATTTTCTTGCATGTCTTTGGAGACTTCAACTTTGCTCTTCCAAACATCGATCTTTTCTTTTTCAAAGATTGTAGATGGATTTGTCAATTCTAGTGTAAAGTCTACTAAAGATTCATCACGGTATCCTTGTGAATATAAATGAATGACAGCGATCTTATTCAGTTCACTAACAATAATTCTTTGAATACGTTGAATTGTACGTGCAAAACGAATATCTTCAGCCGCAAGAGTAGCTTTACCGCTCAAAGATTCATCATAACCCAAGAATGCTTTTGGAATCTTGAGGGCAGCCATCATCTTATTACGAAGATATTCAATATCGTCTGTACCGGTCCATTCAAGACCTGGTAAATTATCAATACTAGTACCACTATCACTTCCACGAACTGGCAAGAAAAAGTCTTCAACCATGTTTTGTAGGTTGAAACGTAAATTGTAATCGCCTGTTTGTTGATCCAAATATGGAGTCTTTTTCATTTGGGTCATTATTCGTTCCATATGATTATCAACTTCATTTGGAGGAATATTACCAATATCAACTTTGAAAATTCTCTTTTCTGGAGCACGCATGATACGATGAATTAACATTGCATCTTCCATCAAACTTAATTGTTTCCAAACACGACGAGCGCCTTCCAACATACTCTTGCCATATGGCAAGAAATTGCTATCACTCAATAATCTAAAATGTGCAATTTGGTAGTTTTCTAAATCTTCTAACTTATTTCCATATGGAAGATTAACTTGGAATTTAACAAAGTTTTTATTAGTTATATGTGCATTTTCAACGCGGGTAACATAATAGGTACTCAATGGTTCAACCATATATACGCCGTATTCTGGACTAATGTGTAAACGAAGATAAAAATCTCCATACTTAACCATACAACGTGTCCAACTCCACAAGTTGAATTCAATGTTTAGAATATCATAGAATAAGTTATGAAGAATATTCTTGATTTCGTCATTGGTAGATTTAATCTGTAAAATATCACCCATTTCATTTCTGGTTGTACATTCATCTGCATAAATGTCAAGTGCGGATGCAAGAATTGGATCCATATCCATGGTATCATAATCACGAAATAGTTCTACGCGACTACTTTGATATGATAGGTTGAAATCTCTTGTATATTGATTATATGATGTAGTACGTAATCTATTAAAACGATCTCTTAAACTATTGCGATCTGTAGCATACTGAATTTCATCGGTATCAATTACCTTTAATTTTTTACCGCCGATATTACGAACAATTACATCGTTTGAAAACAAACGTTTCAAACGTGCAAATAATGAACGATTTCTTAATTCCTGAAATGATTGATCTGCCATATATTATTCTATTATATAAGTATTTACAATAACCAAGTTAAACTTTCTTTTTTATCGTTTACTGTAAATTCCATGGTTTTGTGATGGTCCGCAATAGGACTTACATCTTTCTGAACAGTAACCGGACTAGTTACTTTTGATATCTTAGAAATCATAGCTTTGTTATAAGCGATTTGATCATTTCTAAGCCTCAATGCGGTTTCTCGCACCCACAATCCAATGCCTATAGACATAACCAAATCGTCATTATAACCCCGCATCGCTTCTGCTTTTGGACCATTCCAAATAAACACGTTCAATTCTTCATACAATCTTTTAGACTTCATAATTACTTGTTTTTGTCTAAAAAATAACTCCAAATTGCTTACTATTAATGGTCTATTTTTACTGGTCGTTGTAAATCCAGCTACCAATTTTTTATCTTGTGCATGTAACTTATTGCTATAAGATTTCTCTACGTCTACAATAGTAAGATCTGTTGCACTGTAAAATGTATTTTGATAGTCTCTATCTATAATCTGTTGAAGAGTTCCCCAACCTACGTTATTATTTTCTACCACTAACAAAGCATTGTTATATTCGGTAGCTACACTAACCAATAAATTGCCATAATCTTTTGTAGTTAACTGACCTTTATATTCAGCCACTTGTTCCATGGTTTCAATATCAATAACATGAAATGCACTAAAATCTCCGCCATCTCCTCTAGCACAGTCAGCAGTCAATATGTAATTTTTGGTATAATTAGGATAATCCCAAATCCATAAATCTTGATTATTACCACGTTTTTCTACAGGATCTTTTAGATACGTTTGTTTATAAAACTCAAGAACCTCTACACTAACAACTTGATTGCCAGATGTACTAAAGTCACAATCACATTCTTGCGCTGCACCTTTTACACCGGATAATTCTGTCTGTTTATCTCTCCAAGCTTGATCTCTTTCTGGATGCAAATGCCATGGTAATCTTATAGTCTTGAAATTATTCTTTCCTTCTTCAGCTTCGACCCAAGTTTTGTGGAAGAAATTGCCAACGCCATTTGGAGTACTCAATATAATAGCTCTGCCACCCGTAGACAACGTATATTGAGCAGACAACCAAATTTCTTCGATACCATCAATAAACGCAGCTTCGTCAATGATTAGTAACGATAGTGCAGATGAACGACCTGCTGTGCCGGCAGATGATACTGCTTTGATTTGAGAACCATTCTTTAAACGTAACGACAAACGATTGTCTTCTACACAAGGTACCTTAAGCCAACTTGGTAAGTTGTCATTAGCAAAACGTACTTTGGTAACAATTTCCTTGGCGGTTTCTTGAGTAATACTAATACAAAGAATATTCTTATCGTTATGAAACGTCATTAACCACAAACTATAAGCCGCAGTAAGAGTACTAATACCCATCTGACGACTCTTAAGAACAATGTTTAATTGATTATCAACGAAGTCTTGTAAAGCGTCTTCTTGAAATGGATACAATTCAAATCCAACAGTACCTCTAATAGGATGTTGAATCTTGACATATTTTTTCATGAAGTATATAGGATCTTCTATACACTTCTTATACTCACTTTTTATTATTTCTCTGAGATTTGGCTGACTCATACTTTTCTTCGTACTCTTTTATTTTAACATTAATCTCTGCCAAACCTACATTGATTTTAACTAAATCATTGGTTACATCTTCAAGAATTTTAGTATAATCTTGAACACCTTCCCATCGTTCAAATGAACCATCTTCTTCTAAGAATTCAACTGGTTTGCCTTGATTTTTTTGACAGAACGTTTGACTTTCTTCAAACTTTCTTTTATAGTCCTCTAAAATACTACGTTCGTTTTTAAGATCTTGTAGTTCGTTATATACTTCAAACATTCCCATCATTTTTAGTTCAGTTTGAAAATTGATAAAACAATCATAACAATATCCTGTTTTTGGCCACACACGATCATCCAAATAGTTACCCCAACGAACATCCATATTACAACATTTACAACGTTGTTCATTGATAATGGTAGCACGTTTTGAAATTCTTCGTTTGCTTCCATTTTTCCAAACCCATTTTCTACCTTGACCGTCCTCCCATTCTTCACCTTCTTTGCGTTTATTGTTCTCCAAATTGGCATCATAGCCAACTTGTACGAATGGACGTTCGCCCGATAAGTAATCTTTTACAATTGATAAATTGCTTTTACCTGATGCTTTCTTCATA